CTCAGAAATGAGGATCAATAGTGTGGACCCCGATCAAATAATCTTGGTAGTTTGAAACCGTCTACACTGTATCCCGGCCAGGGAACCCAATGGTGGATATTCTGACGATTTATCGTTAGATCATCTCAACTGGACTTTTGTCCAGGCCTATGGCTGATTGTACTAGACGTACACTTAGTGGATACACAGCTAGTCAGGGAGAAGCGTTTTCCAAACCGCTCCTCCATGAGAAGGTTAGCACCCTGACCTCATGGCTAAATGATGCAAGCCCCACTAAGACCTCAAACCAATCTCATACTTATCGCTTTCACAATAAATAATCGACGGTTTGGAGGTAAAGTAGGGGGGACATCACCTTGGATTCGGCTTCGTGAAGTTGTTCCAATAGTGTCCTTCCTAGTCACAGTTACCTGCCTAGACGCGTACCGAAGAAACTTCATGCTTCTGGCCTACCGTGTCTTTCTGCTTATCCGGGATTCTGGGCGGCCAATGGCTGTCCAATATCTTAAGGAGGCAGTTAGATTAGTAGTGCTTGTTTTATCCGGTAATCCAGAACTTATTTCCGTTCAAAACGGAAAGGTCCTGGTGAAACGAGACAAATGGGGAATCCCCTGCATCATCCCTCCGATACTACGCGTGGAAATCCACGAGTGGAATCGAATGGTGATTAAGGGAGTACTCACAGTCTTGAGTCTATACCGTGTTATTAAGCTACCAGGTTTACTGAAGTTATCCACCATTGTCGATCCAATGTCGTGCTCCAAGGAGACGATCATTGGTTGCCAAGGTGAAATCCTTACGGTAATACGTCGGTACTTTTCTGAGTGGAAGGGTAAGTATGTTTCCACTTTTGAGTGGCTTTTCTCGGTTTCAGCTGGACCAAACGGAAAACATGCGACGTGGTGTGCACCACTTGATGCTGTGGCCTTTTTACGGGCCCCAGCATTGCTATACTTCTTTGCGAAGATAGCACCGTGGTACGTCACGTTGTACGTTCTAAGTTTGGGGAGCATTACTGGGATGGCCCTCGTTGTGACATTTCAATGGAAAGAACTTTTCCTTGGACGTTTACATACTCTTGAGGAGGCGGCTGGAAAGGTGCGTGTTATTGCGATTACCGATTGGTGGACTCAATGTTTATTGAAACCACTTCATGACTTCTTGTTTAGAATTCTTCTAACAATTCGTCAAGACGGTACTCACGATCAACACAAACCTCTCTTCCGTCTCCGCTCGAATAAGTTGCGTTTCCAGGGTACGGTTTATTCCTTTGATCTATCAGCAGCTACGGACCGGTTACCAGTACTCATCCAAGAAACTATCGTTAGCTTTCTTTCGAATGCTAATTTTGGTTACTCTTGGAGGATGCTTCTAACTGCCCGAGGGTGGTACCTTAAGGGTGTCCGATATCTTTATGGTGTCGGTCAACCTATGGGTGCCTACTCATCATGGGCGATACTTGCTCTTACACATCATGTGTTAGTACAAGTGGCGGCTATGCGGGTTGGTTGGACAAGATGGTTTCCTCACTATGCCCTCCTAGGTGATGACATCGTCATTGCCGATGAGGCTGTAGCTAAGAGCTATCTTGCACTTATAACCAGTCTAGGTGTTGAGATTAATTTAACAAAATCGGTAATATCCGAGTCAGGATTTTGCGAATTCGCAAAACGCTGGACCACTCCGAACTATGATTATAGTCCGGTGGGTGCAAAGGCGCTACTAAAAGCCTTCCGTAATGGAAGTTATTTAGTGGGACTGTATCAGGATCTTGCTGACAAGTTATTTAATCTATTACCACACCAGGTTGTTGGGTCATTTGCCACGGTGTTAGCTTACTACGACAACAAGTCGCAGCGAGCTTCCGCCATGGCAAGTGTTATCGCAACGTTGGGTCCCTCAGGATGCTTCAAACTCCCCCTTGCCGGTTGGATTGCTCTTGCAAATCAATCGCGTGTTTGGGGGGGCTGGTTGCATCCGGGATTGGCACACGCCGTTCTTTGGACGATTACATCGTTCAATAGAATGGAGCGGGACAATGCTCTCCAACGAAGTAAAGATGCTTTACAGCATTTTTACGGACATTGGATGGACGTTGCTAAGGGCTACCCTGCCCTTATCACTATCCTCAGTCCTGGGTTTTGGATTTACATCCTGACCCTAACTGAGTTAGTGACTGCTGAAGTGGCGACATACTCTACTCGTTCAATTCGGGAGAATACCGATTGGTCTCACTTCACGGTAGACCAACTGAATGAACTTATAGCAGGTATTGACTTTGACTGGGGTCCTCTTGCAGAGGCCTTGGATACCAAGAATGATGTAACTAAAGCGGCCCGTTTGCGGTCGCAAATCCTAAAAGTTGCTCGTTCTTGGTCACCTGATGCGTCTTGGCCTGGAATGGAACTTGTTTCCAGACCTGAAGTACATAAGGGACCTTAGAAGACTGGGGATCGACCCCTAAGACCGGTTTGACACGGTTCGTCTTCCGAGGAAACTAGGTATGCGAGCAAGCAGGGGGTGCTTATGCTATGTCTGACCTATAAGGCCAGTTCTTGGGTTCAAGCTCCCAGGGGTCATACATACATAAGTTCTTTACTGTGGCCGTCCCGTGAGA